CTTCTTTGGTTTGCTACTTCGTAGTCAGACTCGATAGTAACACCTCTTAATCTAGGCATTACATAGTTCTTGGTGTACACTGCACAACCGTAGAACTTAGAAGTCGCTGGAGTTTTAAACTCATCACAAACGATTACTTTAGAACCGAAGACTTCTCCGATTTCACCGTTTAGCTTAGTAGCCATGTTGCCAACTAGGTTGACATCTTGGAATTCGGCATCACTTAGTAAGTTAAAGTACTCTGTTGAGTTAACAATATACATTACATCTCTAGGGTTAATACCATATTTACCCATTTTCTTTCTAGCATTTAACAATGTAGCTGCTGTTAAAGATTCAGATGCGAATGCAGTTGCTGATTGAGTTACGTGAGAACCACTTGAGTTAGCTGCAACCGCTAAAGCGACTAAGCCGTCAAAAGCTGCTTGTGATGTACCATATACACCGTCAGCATGGTCACCTAAAAGGATTGCGTTCTCAATACCTCTTGCATGTGATCTAATGATAGATTCTCTAATTAAAGGAAGTATCGGTAGAATTGCGTCTTCTTCAGTCTCGTTACCTAAGTAAGATTGTGAAATAAGCTTTTTAGTTGAAAGAGTTCTTTCAGTTAAGTCGATACCTGAGTATGTTCCATCATAGGTGTCGCCTCTTTCTTCCAAGTTACCATGTGGTGAAGAGCCAGAAGCTACTTGGTTAGAAGTAAATTCTGCATATCCAGCATCTGGTAAGATAGGAATGATTTGAGTTGCTGATTGCATTGGGATTTCTCTAAATAGAGGAGCCAATACTAACTCTAATTGAATATCTCTCTCGATATTTGTTGATACTGTTTGTTCAAAATCAGCTGATGAAACGCCAACACCTGAATGAGCGTTAACTTTTTCCATAGTTTGTTTTGCAAGGTTAGTATCCCAGCCTTTACCAGTAGCAAGACCCATAACCCAAGCGTCATCAATGTCGCTTTGGAAGGCTTTCTGCCAGTCGCTGTTTTGTCTATCGCCAAAATGTCTTTTAGACTCACGCATAGCGTTAATCTCATCTTTCTTGTCGGATAGTTCAGTTTTAAGTTCATTAACAACAGATTCTAAGTCTCCTTGTCTTTCAGAAACGCGTTTTTCAACGTCATTTACGAGCTGTTCAGCTCCTGATAGACCAGCAGTCACTATTGTTTTAACTTTTTCTTGCTCAGCTTCTTTTTCAGCAACTTCTGCATCTTGTACAGCTTGCTTTTCTTCGGCTTCGCTTAACTCTTTTGCTTTTTGTTCTGCTTGTTGCATTGCGATTTTAGCAGCAGTTGATTTTGCCACCTCTTCCGCGAACGCTTTTAAGTCTAACTCAGCATCTGGAGTAGTTTTTTCTGTAGACATATGTCTCTCCTGTTGAGTGGTTTTACCCACGGCTTGTGGCGCATCAATTTCGTCAGTTTTTACTGCTTCCATCTCATGAGCCTGTTTTACGTCATTAGTAAATTCAGCTTTCCATTCATCGTATTCTGATTGAGAATCGAATGATTTCGCAATCGAAAACATTGCTGTCTGGTTGCAAGGTACACTTACAACAGACACTTCGAATAGCTCGGCATCCTTTATTTGATATCCGTCGGTTTCCTTTAGATAATCAGCGTCCTTGACTCGGAAACCCACGGAAAATGCTCCAAGTACGCCATCTTTAATAAGATCTTTTACTTCACCTGCAGACTTAGAGATTCTAGCTCCAAGTTCGAGGCCTTTGTCGTTTACTTCTAATGAAGTAGCACGACCTATTGGTCTGTTATAGTCATGGTTAAAAAGAATTATTGGATTACCTTTAAAGTTTTCCAATCCACCATTTTTAGTCCATGCGTCATGGTCAATACAATCACCCGCTCTATCTGATGCGTTAGTGCTAGCATATCCTTTGATATTCACACTTCCATCATCATCTTCGCCTAATGTTTTAAATGTTGATGACCAATGAAAAATTTTATCTGACATAACTATTTACCTTTCTTCACAGCTTTTTTAGGAGCTGGCTTTGCCTTTGGTTTGGGTGTTGGTTTAGGCACTACTGAGGTATCTTCCCAACCTGCAGTTTTTGCCATTTGTTCCATTCTTGCCCATGAGCCAAAAGCTCTTTTTGCAACCATAAAACGCATTGGAGCGTCGTCAGCTGCTTTATATTCTTCAATAGAAAGAATTTTTCCTTTCTTTTTGAAGTATTCCAGCC